CCGGGTTTAAAGACCACGCAGCGCGGGTTGGGTTGACGCCATCACTTCGGTGGTGGGCTTGTAATGAGTGTGTTGATCCTAAACGGAAGTATTTCCACCACCTGTGGTCAACCTGTGTGTGCAGGTAGTCGCTGGGCCTGATCCTGAGGATCGCTTCCCCTCTTAGGAGGGAGGGTATCACAGCCTTAATTGTGAGGGGTTAATATGTGTCTGTCCATATTTTCCCGCTATACCAGACAGACCTCCAGTCCATGTGCAAGGCCCGATGGACGGGGTGGATAGGGCTAAGGGCCGGTGGTGGCTATGGACCAGGTACGCCTGTGTAGCTGCCGGCCAACTGGCAATGTGGTTGAAGAACATAGCTAAGCATTGTCGGGGAGGCTGTCTAGGGCTTTATCTAGACTCATTTGTTTATGGCTGGCATGAGGTTTACGGAACGCCTCATTTCCAGAAATTAATAGTTCCTAAACCGCTGGGTGGCTAAGTCGTATGTAGTCCAGCGGTGTATCCTGAATGTGGTTGATGAGCTTAGCTAAGCATTCAGGAGAAAAGGCTGCCCAAGGCTTTATTTGGGCGCACCAGTTTATGGCGCTATGGTAACGCGTTACAGTTCCCGGGGATCACCTACCCCGTTAGCGTATGTTCTAGGTACACGAAGTGGTCTTCACGCTATGTCTGTAAGCGATAGGGTATAAAACCCACAGGGTGTGGTGGACAATCACCAAGATGATTTTACAAAAATGAGATACAAATTTTGGAAATCGTCACCAACTCCAAGCCCGGTCGATAGCTTCGCTGAAACAGCGTTCTCCGTCGACCATCTCGAGGGGAGGCACACCCCCAGAGTGAAGTTACCTGTGCCGCCGGTTGTGAGACCTGACTTTTCCACCTTCTATGGGCTTAATATCCATCAGTGGGAGGATGGTAGGTGGAACATTGGGAGGTATGCTGGGATCAACGTATTCTGGCAGCCGGAAGAACCCGCGGCGGTCACTAGTGACTCTGCTAGCATCTTCCTACCGGAGGATGTAGAGATAACAGGTGAGGTTAAAACAAGGCCAACTGTGCGGTTGCCTTGTACCACAGAGTCCCCAGTGGTCGGCGCCACTGAAGGGCTAGCACAGGCCCCGGTTGATACTGTTCGTACTGACCCGGGTTTCCGACTCCGTCGAAGAGGAAGGCTGACTCGCCTATTAGAGTCGGTCGCGCTTGAAGATTTCTACAACCCGGACTCAGCTGGTGGTAAGACCTCGCTGAATACGGTGAGTATTTATCTAGACGGCATACTCAGAAAGGGAGTAAAGCTCAACTGGTTAGAGCAAGTCACCACGACAATTCCAAAAGAGGAGGAGTCGACGTCAGACGTCGTCCTTAATCTTTCCGTGGAAAAGTATTCCTCGCTCGTGTCTCTGAGGCTCTATAATAAGTTGCTGTCAAAGGCAATGTTCAAGAAGAGAACCTTGGAGCTGCGCGCTTCGTTAACCGCCAAGGCGGTCCAGTTTGCGGCTGAGTTGGGTCTGTCCGACTCGTATTTGGCGATGGTGCTTCCGGGTACTGTCACTCATGCGATGTTCGTGGCGATGCACGAGGCTACTGCTGCGGCTGAGCTTGGAGGTTGGCATGGCGCAATCTCGCAGGAGCAGAGTAATGCGATTTCACAGGGGAAAGTGCCAAAAGGACGTACCGAGACGTTTACAGAATCCTTCCGGACGTTTTGGAGTGGCAAGCCAGTGGAGACGGTCATACCGCACGCCAGGACTTGATGGGGGGTATCTAATACAGGCATAGGTGTCTGCGTAGGAGGTTCCGAGGAATTTCCGTTGCGCGCGGACGCACGTTTGGTTATGCCGATTTTAGACCCATCGCGTAGTTTTGGTTGTGTGGATGGCAAAAGGATGATGTATCGGTGCTGGGTGCCAGCAATCGATGGTTTGTGGACAGCGGGAGTTCATTCCAACTGTTTGCACAATGAGGAGGCGGCGCTACGTATGCGTACCCTAGGGCCAACACCAGAAGAACCGGTGAACCTAGACTTTGACACAACATTTAAAAGGTTGGGGGTTCTCCTCGTCAAATGTCAGGTACAGCGGATGACCCTAGAGGAGGTGGTTTCAACCTATTCTGGAAGGTTGAAACGTAGATACCAGGAAGCAATGGAATCACTGGATATAGAACCGGATCTTTCTAAGTACGACAGAAGGCTCTCCGCGTTTCTTAAGGCTGAAAAGTTTAACCCTTTGCAGAAGCGAAGTAAGCC